GCATCGCCAAACCGTTCATTTCCCGCTGGCGCCGGGTGTTTGCGGAGAACAGCGGTAATAGCCGTTTGTCTTGGCAAACAAGTGGTGATTCCTCAATGGGAATTATTAGAGAAGGTTCAGTTAGTGGTAGTCTCAGGATAGTAGATACAAGAGGTGCTTATTATGGTATATACGATAAGATAGGAGTTAAAATAACTACTGCTGGAGCTATGGGAACTGCTAAATACTCTGTATGGGAAACTGACTCTACTAATCTTGGTAGTGAAAAGATGAATAATGGCGAGACTGCTAGTTATACAGAAACAGTAAGTGGAGATTATCAAATACTTAGTCGTGGACTTGAAATAAGATTTGCTGGAGATACTGGAGATACTGCTACTTTAAATGACTACTGGGAAATAGAAGTACATGGAAAATTTGAAGATACAGATGGCGGTATGCCAATGTCTATTAGGATGTCTCGTAGATGATAGACTTTGTAAATATATGGGATGATAAAATATTAGATACTATTCGCTCTTTTCTTAATGAAGAGTTTGCTGGTAGTATTCCTATATATACAGGCGATTTTAAAGACATGGGAAACCAGTCAATAAGACTTAACCCTGTAGGTAGCGATTTGATTGAGCGTATGGCTACAGGTGAAACAAGGGAATATATACTTGATGTATCATATACCTTTAAAGAAAAGACAGTCAAAAAAGATACTTGGGAGCATATACTTCGTCAGGTATCGCACATAGAAGCTCTATTCTTTCAAAATATGAATAATACATTTTTTGATGGTAGATTTACAACTGCTCGAATCAATGAGTTAGAAGAAGATGAAGAATTGATTGAGGGTTTAAATGTTGTCAGATGGGAATGGAGAGGTAAATACTTAGGTAACATATCATAAAGTAATAAGGAATACGATATGAAAATACAACTCATAGATAAAAGCTCTAGTCTTCCAAATTGTTGGAAAGAGTGTGGAGCATCATTTGAAGATTGGGAAGAGCTAAAAGCTGGTAAAGAAATATCAGTTAAAAGCGTTTCTGATTCAATTAAAAATTTTGTAAAAGAAAAGAAAAAGGAGAGTAAATAATGTCAGCAGTTAATCACGCATTTTCACCAAAAGAGTTTCAAGTATGGATAGCATCTGATGCAACTCAAGCTGGTACATCAGGCATTCATCCTAGTAATATGTATCAATTAGATATTGATTCTGCTAGTATGCCATCACTTAATGTTAATCAAGTACTAGATGTTAGAAGTGGTGCAGGTAGAACATTAAAAGATGAAGATTTCTTTCAAGATAATATTCTTAGAGCTACTGAGTTGTCAATATCAGGCAATATGCATTTAGATGCTGGGCATAAATTATTACTGCAAAATATATGTAATGATGTTTCAGGTGATGCATCAATAGCTACTGGATTTGTACCTGCATCTCAATTATATGGAAGTAGCATAGAAAATATTGCATCTTCATTAACAGTAGTAATCAAATCATCAGACCATACTAATCAGCGTTCTTTAGAAATGCCAGGAATGGTTGTAACTAATTTTGTATTATCTGCTGATGCTGGAGAAGAAGGTGGTAGATATAAGTTTTCTGCTACATTACAGTCAGGTGTAAAGCCTGATTTAAATGAATCTACTGTGTCTGCTGGTAGTAATGTATATGCAAATACTACAAATATATTTATGTCTTCAGCTAGTGGACTTAAAGTATTTAATGAAAGTGTAGTTATGCAATCATTTTCTGCTACTATTGATAGTCCAGCAGTATTTAGTGGAGTTACTTCTACAGGTTACGAACTTGTGACTAGAGGTGCAGAAACAGCAGTAACAGTTGATACTCAGATTAAATATGATGGTAATACAAAAGGATTTATTAATTCTTTTGATACACAAACTGCTCCATTATCAGGCAATATGTTTGTAATGACAAATAACAATGCTTATGGTATTGATGTGCAGAATGGTGTATTTACTAATGTTGCATATGCAGAAGCTGATATAATGATGTTAGACTGTTCTATTAAAGCGGTTGATGATGGAACAGACCCATTAATCACTTTTGACATTACATCATAATGAAAAGTATTAAACTATCTACTGATAAAGAAGTTAAAATAAAAGAAATGTCAGTAGATGATATAGACTTCTGCAATGATGTACCTGAAATGAAATATGATGGTGATAATCTAGTAGCAATAAAATACTTGTCTAAAGCTAGAACCGCATGGATTCGTAAAGGTGTTGATGGTGCAGATGATAATTTCATTAAATCTTTAACCGATGATGAGAAAAATGAATTGTCAGTTGCTATACAGGACTATCAACGCTTGGGGGAATAGAAGCCCTCACATTAGAGTACAACATTCATGTAACCAATCAATGTGGGGGTTGTATGTATCATACATACCCTTATAAGGCTCAAATTCCTATCTTAATCGATGGAAAATATGAAACTCGTATGTTTACATCAAATGAAGATGTTGAGGCGATTATGGAGCTTTTAGTTGATGAGGTTAAAGAAAACAATGCAAAGGGTAGTAGTTTTAATATAGCTGAATCTGTAGTGAAACAGCTACCCTTTTTTGCTTGTCCTAATGTCCTTTTAAATTCACAGGCACAAAAAGATATTTCAAGATATGTATATTCTCAACAATTTGGCATAAGTCCATATAAAGGTACATATGGGGAGCAACCACAAAAATGGGTAGAAAAAAGTTTTTTAATTAAAAGTATAATAGAGCGTAAGAAATCAGAGGCTATGAACAATGGCAAATAAAGCACAACAAACAGTAACAATTAAATTCCAACCAAAAGGCGATAAAGAATTAGTTAATGCAATTAGAGCGTTAGATAGAGCTTCTAAATCACTTACTAATACACAAACTACATTAATTGGTACTTCTAAAAGATATGAAAATCAACAAAGAAAAACAGCACAATCAACTAGAATATTAGGTGGTACATTTGCTGTAATAAGGTCAAAATTATTACTTGTTAATTTTGCTATGGGTCTTGGTATTAGGCAATTAGCTAGATTTGGTGCATCTGCTTCTAAAGTTGAGTCAATGGAAAAAGCATTTAATACTCTTACTGGTGGTACTGAATTATCATCAGAAGCTATTACAAAACTTGAACAAGCTACAAATAATACAATGTCTCAGTTTGATTTATTTCAACAAGCTAACAATGCTATGGTGCTTGGAGTAAGTAAAAACTCTGATGAAATGGCTGAAATGTTTGATATTGCACAAAGACTTGGTAGAGCATTAGGTAGGGATACTGCATCATCTGTTGAATCACTTATTACTGGTATAGGTAGGCAGTCTCGATTAATGTTAGATAACATTGGTATTATTGTTAAAGCTGATGAAGCATATAAATCATATGCAGATTCTTTAGGTATTTCAGTAGATGAATTAACAGATGCAGATAAAAAACAAGCATTTTTAACAGCTACTATGGAATCTGCTAGAGCTAAAATAGAATCTTTAGGTGATGAAGTTCTTACAAATCAAGATGCATATGATAAATTAACTGCATCAGCCTCTAATTTATCAACGGAACTAGGAAATACACTTCAACCAGTTCTTGCTAGTTTATCAAAAAGATTTTCTAGCATAGCCGATAGTATTACAAAAAGTTTGGAAGTTACAAGATTAGCTAATAAAGAATATAATATGGATGCATCTCTTCAAGAAAGAAGAGAAATTATATTTAATAGAATTGAAAAAGTAAGAAGAAAAATTAATTATTTAGAAAAACAAGGTTCTTTAGATGTAGTTACTAGAGCGAAATTTGAAGGTGAAATAGCTAGTGAAAGAGTTTTATTACACAATCTTGATAGACTTATAAGAAAAGAAACTGAAAGAAATTTAAAATTAAATAAAGAAAAAACTGAAGAACTTAGAAAGCAAGAAGAACAAGAGAAAAAAACAAAAATAGCTCAAGAAGAAAGAAAAAAAATAATTAAAGAAACAAATAAAGCAATAGAAAGAGGTTTGTTTTTATTTACAGAGCGAGAAAAAGGTATGTTTAATATGAGTGTAGCTATTGAACAAATGAAACATAGAATTATTGATATACCTGTAGAAAAAGTAGAACAACTTAATGATGCATTTAAAGCTACAAGTTTTTCTTTAGATTTTTTAGACGATAATCAAAAATTTGCTCTTAAGGGTGTAGATGCATTTGGAGATGCTTTAGCACAAGCTACAATACATGGTCAAAATTTTGGAGAAGCGGTAGTTAATAGTTTAAAAGCTATTGCAAGTCAATTAGTTGCAAAAGCTGGAACTTTTGCTTTATTAAATATATTTACTGGGGGTATGTTTAAGAAAACTACATCATTTTTAAAGTTTGCTGGGTTTGCACATACAGGTGGTTATATTAAAGATGATAAAACAATACAAAGATTTGCTACAGGTGGTGTAGTGCAAGGTGAAGATAATGTACCTATTATGGCACAGGCTGGTGAATTTGTAATGTCTCGTAATGCAGTAGAGTCTATAGGAGTAGATAATCTTGCACAAATGAATAAAACAGGCAACTCTGGAGTTACTATAAATGTACAGGGTAATTTTATAGGTGAAGAAAATTATGTTAGAGATAATATTATACCAGCAATAGAAAAAGCACAAGGTCTTAATTTAGCATGAGTTTAAGTGTATCAAGCGATAGTGTAAATTCTAATTTATCTGAAAACTGGTTATTTCAATTATATAATCAAGATTCTTATTTACAATTTGATGGAGTAGATGATTATATTGATTGCGGAGTAACTAGTTCTGAATTACAAAATGTTACATCTGATGTTACAATATCATTTTGGGTTAATTTTCCTAGTAGTTCATCAAGTAGTAATGTTTATTTATTTCAAAGCAATACTATCGATGATTACTGGACTGGGTTTTTTGTATATAAAGATTCAGATGATAAAATATCTTTACTTGTATCTGATGGAGCAAATAATTCTAATTATCAAAGAACTCGTACTGGAGCAATATCTTTTGATACATGGTATCATATTATTATTACAAGTGATTTAAGTGTAAATAATGATGAAAATAATACAAAAATTTATTTTAACAATGTAGAACAAACTCTCACTTCTGTCAGCAGTGGAAGCCCAACTATTGGTTATTCTGCTACAGGTAAAACAACATTTGGCAAATTATTAAAACCAAATCCAGATGTATTTTATACTTTTAATATTAAAGATTTTGCTATTTGGAATACTAAGTTAGGTAGTAATAGTCGAACTTCAATTTATAATAGTGGTAATTTTTTAAATTTATCTAATAATTACAGTAATTATACTGAATCTAGTAATTTAATAAGTTATTTTCAATTTAATAATGGTGAAAATTATATTAAAGATGAAATTGGAAATGCTTTAGATGGAACTATTTATGGAACAACATATAAAGATTATTTACCTATATCATTTAAAGATACAGTAGTAGATGATGTTTTTTATCATGGGGTTATTACAAATAATCCATCAATTAGAACATCAATAGATTTAATAAAAAGCACATCGCAAACTGGTGAAATTAGTTTAAATGTTGCAAATTTTAATTATAAAGGCAATGATTTTAGTTATGAACTATATGGTACTCGAAAGTATTTACATAAAACAGTAAAAGTATATTCACAATTAAATAATTCTTCTAGTTTATTACAGATATATCATGGTGATTTAAGAGATATTAAACATAATAATAGCTCTATTCAGCTTAATATTACTGAAAAAAGAGAATGGGAAAAAATAGATATACCTAAAGTTAGATATGAAAAATTAGATATATATCAACCTATTGTATATGGTGAATTTACTCCAGCTTCATTAAGAGGTACAGGTAGTGGTGATGTAAATACTAATGATGGAGCTTTTGGCACAGTTTATCCAGTTGATGTTTTATCAGCTACAAAACATTCTTTTACAACATTAATGGCTAGGTCATATACTCAAAGTGATAATGCTTATATACATTATCCTGTTGGATTAGGATTTTATATACCATTATCAGGATGGGTAGATTTTAATGGTACAACTCCAGATGGAGATACTGCATCTACTACAGATGTGCAAGATAATGTAAATACATTAACAACACCTACAATATATAAAGCATCTGGGTTTTTTGTGCCACAACCTTCTGAATTTAATCCTAATACTGTAACATTATTTACAGATAAAGATAATGCATTTAAAGTACCAAAAACATTTGAAACTACAGGATTTTTTGATACATCTAATTATGCTAAAGTAGATATTAGTAGTCAAACTATTGACCCATTTTTAATAGTAAAAACTTTAGATAGAAAATTTTTTGCTAGTCTAGCATATAAAGTAATTATAAGACTTGGTATTTATCCAGATAATACTGCAAATACACAAAATCAAGTATATAATTTTGATTTATTTTCTAATTATCCAGATTTAGATAAAATAAAAGATTTAAATAGTCAAGTATTAACTAATTTATATAGTGGTAGTTCAACAGGCTCTGAAATAACTATTACTGCTGATACAGCACCAAATAATGGGTATAATACTGGAGATAGTAATGCTAATTTACCTAGTTCATTTTCTGGTAAAACTACTGCATTAGTTGCTCCAGATGAATTATTTATAAAATTTGACCCTATTACTGCTGTTCCTGACTATGTATATACAGACCATGAGCTTAGATTATTTGGTGTTAAAATTTATGCTGAAGTAGGATTTAGGCATGAAGAAGATGAAGATAGTTTGCAAGATATTGATAGGTTTTATTGTGGTGGTAATGGATTATTAGCATCTGGTAATTGGAAAACAGCAGATTCTGGGCTTATAAAATATGGACATGAAGCACATAGAGATGCATTAATTAGATTTGCTGGCGTATCTAAAGAAACACCTACTAATTGGTCTAGTGGTACTGATTTAAATACAAGTAGAAGTGCAACGAATTGGAGAATAAGACATTGGCAAAATAAAAGTATTAAGTTAAAAGATTATCTTGATAAATTGTCAAAAGAATTTGGATTTATATATAAACAAAATGGTAGCGGTAAAGGTTCATATATTTATATAAAAAATTCATACTCTACACCAGACCACACTATTACTAAATCAGATATTAGTAATGTTAATATACAAAAAACATTTAATAATGTAATTAGTCAAATAAAATTTAATACAGTTAAAGATGCAAAAACTGATAAATATCTAATTCATACAACTGGCATAAATGAAGATAGTAGAAATATATTAGGATTTAATAAGGAAAGAAATCAAATAGAATTAAATCTTGATGCAAATGTAGGTATTATTCCAAATGAACCTAGTTCTAATCCAAATGATGATTTATATTCATATATAGATAATATACAAGGTTCTCCTAAAATTACAGTATCTTGTAAAGTTGTTTCTCAAAAAATTAAAATGTCTATAGAAACAGGAGATATAGTAAAATTTGATGATATGCCAGTAAATCCATTTTCAGAAAATTGGAGTAATATATTTTTTATGGTTACTAAAGTAGTAAGAAATACAAGAGATTGCTCAATAGAACTTAGAGAGGTAGGCTAATGGCAAATTTAAATATAAGAAAACCAAGATTTTATGTAGATAGAATAAATTACATATTAAATAGGGGTAGGTCAATTTCCCAATCCTGTGAAATACAAGCAACTAATACAGGAAATAATACAGTTGGTTTAAAATCAGGAAGTGAAGTATCAGATTTAATTGATATGCGACCATTAAATCAGGCGATATTTGAAACATCAGCAACAGCTACAACTCAAGCAGATACAGTTGTTACTAGGTTTGATTTTGCATTTGGTAGTTATGTAACTAACTTTGTTGCAATACTTAATCATAATATGACAAGTGCAGATGCTAAATTTAGTATAGGTTATGGAAGTGAAGCTCAAGTAGAAACAATAGGATTTACAGGTGGAACAGTAGTAACTCCAACTGTAAAGTTAAATGGAACAGAATCATCAAATATAATCACACCACAATCAGATGGACATACATTAGTTACATTTAGTAGTGCAGGAAGCTCAGACTGGGGAATACAATTCCAAGGAAGTGATAGTGGTAATTTTGATGGAACAAATGATTTAAAAATAGGTTGTATATTAATAGGTGAATTATATGATATGCCACATAGCCCTGATTTAAGTGTAAAGCGTAGTATTGAATTTGATAAACAGAATATACAGGAATCACTAGGTGGGCAAAGGTTTTCTACATTATCTAGCCATGGAAAATCATACATATCAGACCAAAGTAAATCACCATTCCATGATTATACAAGCAATGGAGCTAGGGGTTTATATGGCGGTAGAATGTCTTATGATATGAAGTTTAGCTATTTAAATTCAACAGATATAATGCCTGATGATTATAGCAATTTTAATGATAATTCTGTTGTAGATGATTTATGGAGTGCTACCCATGGTAGTCATATACCATTTATATTTACTCAAGATGGTACAAGTACATCTGAATCTGATTACTTATTTGCTAGATTTGGGCAGAATAGTTTAAATATGACTCAGGTTGCACCTGATGTATTTGATGTGTCTATGAGGATTGAAGAAGAGTTTTAGTATCAGGTATAACAATACCAAGGTCAATAGCAGACCATCTAATTATACGCTCTATAAGTTTAGAAAACTCTTTTGTAGTTAGGGTTTTAGTAGATTGAATCTCAAAGTGGTCTTTAATTGCCTGATGCATTTCTCTCCTAGTATAACCCAAATCATCTGCCAACATATCCACTATCTTCCAGTAATAGTTGTTTTGTGTAGATGACCTAACACCAGTCTCAACAAGTTCTAAATAATAATCACCATTTAAATCAGATATTACGCTATCAAAACCAGTTCTGTTTAATATCTTTAGTTTACCATCTTCTATTTTGCAAGGGAATCGCATCTTGGACATATTTTTTCCTTCCAAAGTTTAATATCAGGGGAAGCCCATAGTCTTCCCTCAAACATATTCCATTTCTTCTTACATTTAGGACACCAAGACAAATTCCTATCAGCCCTTATTTCATCTGTTTCTCTTGGTCTTCTATGGGTTTTATCTTTTACTTCAGTATATAAGGCATCTATTACCCATTGTATAGAGCCAAATTTATCCTTTGGCAGAGCTATTCTCCTCAATGATGCCACCTAATAACAATAAGTAGTTTCTAGCATCCTGTATCCTACCTAATATAGATTCCTCACTTGACTCTTTACCTGTATGTATGTAATTTCTAATTGAATCCATATGCTTTAGTAAGTATATCATAGCTACTTGTTCAGGTCGAAGTGACATCCTTTCAGCAATGCTTTTAAAGTTTTTAAACTTATCTTCATCAGAAACAGTATATTCTTCACCCTTTACCAGCATCAATCTGTTTTCTTCTTTTTGCATTGACTCTGCCCATTTTATAAAATCAGGTACTTTCATTTGTCTCTCCAATATACCCATCTAGATTTATTAGTATCCCATTCACCATTTTCCCATTGAGTACTATTATAAACAACTAACACTAATACTAACATTAACATTATCTCTATCATTTTATACTCCTTATATTAATTTTTTGCCCCATGAACGCCAATCCATTTTATTTATAAGTCTAACCACCACTGGTTATTAAATAATTAAGGGGCAATTTTATAATCATTAATAATCTTGATTAAGTTATCATAATCCGCATCTACATACTTAATCATTGAATTTTTCCGCTCTTTCAAATCTTCGTACCATTGGATGCCACGCTTTTCAATAGCCCATTCAACAAATTCTGCTGGCGTTTTATGAGCGGAGAACTTAGAAGAAAAGACATGACATCCAACACAGAGACAAAAACCATTCTCTATATCCCAGCGTACCACACGAATTGACCTAGAGTAGAAATGATGGGCATTAAGCGGTTTAGTTTTATGGCATTTTTCACACATACCATATTCTTTGATTTTCTTAGCCCATGCATTATCTAACTTCTTTACTAAAGGTCGTTTCACTTAGATAGGCAAGCCATCTGATTCATTGCCATGAAGTACACTTAACAAACTATACATCCTAGACTCAATCTCATCTATCTCAAATACACCATTCATACTTTGTACTGCAAGTTTTAAGCATACTTGCTTATGAATATCAGCAGTCCTGTAATCAACTTTCTGACCGCCTGATGTAGTTTGTGTTGTGGAAGGAGTAGAATTAGATGCATTCTTTAAAGCTGTACCCTCTCTTGGAGTTACATCCCATACAATTCTACCTTGCTCAGTTTCATTCTTTGCTATCTCCACAACATCACCAGTTTTATAATACTGAAGTTTACTATGTAGTAAATCTGTAGCAAATAAACTGACATCCTCACCATCTTTTTTAAGTCCATATAAGTTCCATTGACCATAGTTATTAGTACCAGTTTTTGGCTGGTCAAACATAAACTCTACTACTGCACTACCATTTGTTGGTATCTTTAGTTGTTTTGTTTCCATTTTATCTCCTATTGTTATTTATAAAATTGTTTTGAATATAATTCTTTTAATGGTAATAATAACATCTTTGATGCATTATCATCACCACCATTTACTTTTTTTGCATTACCTTCGTCATACATAGCTCTCATTAACATCTTTAATCTAGGTACAGGAAAAGATACCATGCCCACCATAATATCATCTAATGTAAGAACATGAAACCACCAATCAGCTTTTGTTACTGCTATGCCTGACTTCTTACCTCTACATTCATATTCTATAGCTATATTGCCTGTTGTAGCCCATATATCACGCTCAGTCTTTACTTCTATCTTACCTTTGGACTCAAGTAATTCTTTTATCTTTTCCTCATATACCTGACCCCAAGATAAGTCTATATCAAAGTTAGGGTTATACATTATAACCCCAACTCTGATTTGACCTTGGGAGTAAGGTCTTCTGCGTGAGTGGGAGATTCATAAGCACAGGTTTCTAATCTTGCCTTGCGAGGTCTATATTTTTTCAGGTAATCTTTAATATCTTCTATCATGTATTGGTAGGTCTGCCTATTAATAGTGATACTATAATCCTGACCATTCTCAAAGTTAACCCAAGTAATGGTAGCGTAATATAATCCTTTTTCATTGTTCTCCATACCTGAACTTACATCAACTAATTTCATAATGTCAACCCTTAATCAACTCTCCCCATAGAGAAGTTTTACCATCAATGATTTGTACAATGTGAACTGTAAATAATCCATTATGATAAAAGTCTACTATGGCAAATGCATGACCCCAATTTGTATTTCTACCACCTAACCATTCGTTAGCCTCTGCGGTCATATCTTTTAAACATCCTATACTCCATGCGGACTTTGCTCCATCAATATGAGTTACAGATGACTGCTGAATATCATGGTGGTGTCCATACATTACATTACCACCCATTCTAATTAGGTGATTTCTAGTATGTTGGACTCCAGCGTAATGATGTCCATGATAGAAGTTAAGTTTACCTATTCTAAGTAGTTTACCTATTCTATGGTATTTATAACCTCTATCCTTTAATCTAACTGCCTTAGAAAATTTTAGGTCATTTAAATAAGGATTCTCATCAACAAATCTATTTAACCAATCATCATGGTTACCTTCTATAAAATGTTTTATCTTTACATTAGCCTTATCTAAAGATTCATCAATCATATCCATACCTTTATTAACATCGATAATATCCTGATGTATAAAGGGTAGTTGATATTCTAATGGCGGTCTTTTCTTTTTCTTCCATTGCCAATGTGAGCATCCCATCCACTCACCAACATCACCTAGGTCTATGTATCCATCAGGTTTGACAATCTCTATTGATTTACATAATACATTGATAGCCTTTTGGTCATGCAATGGAAAATGTTTATCAGGTGTTACTATGTATCTTTTTACTTTCATATACGCTCCACTTTTAACCACTTATCCAATGCATTAATCCATTGATTATATGTGGCTTTGTTTTGATTATACCTTACCCATATTTTATCAAATTCATCACTTAATCTATTTCTCATTTTTCTCAGGTGTCTCTCCTGACTTCTATTCCTGAATATCTCATTGGTAATCTCTGATGTCTTATCCAAAAAGATTTTCTGTAGGTCTTTCGATGTATGTCTCATATTTTCCTGTTCTTATATTATAGTTTAATTTACCAATCCCTGGCTTTCCATTCTTATATTGGAATCTAATCTTATGTACATGAACTCCAACATAATCATCATCTTCACTTCTATGGCGATGTATTGTAATAGCATTATCAGCTTTATTAAACCAGTTTGCTGAACCACTAATATCATAAGGTGTAGGTACTACAGGTTTTCTATTTACATCGTTTTCCATTTTTCTTGGATGTGCTACTACCCATATGTGAATCTCAGATACTTTAGCAAATGCGGTCAATTCAGATAAAACCCTAGATACATAATTAGTCTCATTCTCACCATCACCAAACTTATGTTCTAATGTATTCCAAGGGTCAATTACCAATCCATTCAATCCAAACCTATAGTTAAGTAATCTAGCTTGCTCCATTATTGATGCTATTGTAACTGAATTTTCTTGCGTACCTATAAATTTAATATGTTCATCTAGTATATCCATAGAATTTCTTGCAACCTCTTCTGACATCTTTTCCTCACCATAAAAAGGTTGACCAGCAAACTTACCTACTAATTTTAGTAAGTGATGTTTTACAGGAAAATTCTCTGCTGAAAATATACCAAACTTCCAGCCATATTCTTGCACCATATTAATCATCAGGGCATCCATCCATTCTGATTTACCCATATTAGGAACACCTGTAACCACCGATACCTCACTAGGGCTAACTCTGTAAAATGTATCTAGGTCACTCCATCCTGTAGATAAGCCCATATGTTCAGGCTTATTTAACAAATCAATAGCCTCATCAATGACATCTTTAACTTCTACAACACCATCAATAGGATAAGGATGTGCATCAGATATAATCTCATTAACCCTATCTTCACCATACTTAACCAGTACATCATTCATATCCTTGCAGTCTAATGGGAATGTCACTCTAAAGCATTTTTCCCTACCTATACGCCTAGATAATTCATCTCTAAGGTGTTTACCTGCATCATCAGAATCTGTGCATAATATGATTGTTTCAGCGTTCATTAAATGCTCTTCAGCAGATATAAGATAGCTAAACTTCCTATCAGATGGTTTACTATTTGGTTGCGTTGCTCCATCAGGAACAGATACAACATTATTAAATCCAGCCTCAACAAGTGCTAATGCATCCATTTCACCTTCAGTTATAATGATGGTTTGCATCCCTATCATATGGTCAAATCTATAAAAACATTTTTCTGCATTCTTTTCTTGCTTGAATCCTTTTGCTAATGTTCTTGATTTGATATTAACCACTTCACCATCTTTATAAAATGGGAACTGAATCCAGCTATTATTAAAACCAATCTTTTCCTGTTGTAAGGTGTCTTCAGATATACCCCTATCACCAAACCAATTAATGATATCTTGAGGTAGCTCTGTTTTAACTTCCTGTTTTGGCTTTTGTATTATCTCCCTGATATCCATAGATTTTTTATTTAAACTTCCTTTCCATCCACAATGATGACAAAACCATACACCCTCATCATGGTTGATTGCAAGGCATTTATCCCTTGATTTAGTTCTCTTGTGAGAACATTCAGGACATACCGACCTTTCCTGACCATAGGTTTGCCTTGCATAGATTCCATTACTTTCTAAGGTCATACAAGAACTCCAAGTCTTCTAACTTACTTTGAGTGATGTTTAACCTAGTTTGTAAATATGCAATCCATACTGCTGAAAAACATAGATACCCTGTTATTAATGTGCTATAAAATAAATCCATTTTATTTCTCCTTTTGTGATTGATAATCTGTTAATATATTCTCAAATCTTTTATTGCCATTATAAGATTGCTCTCTTAATGTATGTAAGAATATTACCTTAGAATGCCAAAATTTATGTTCTAATACCCACTTTAAAACCCTATCTATTAATTTATAATCTATCTTATCAATAGTTATAAGATTATATAATTCATTAATAGATTTATTTAATAACTCTTTTTCATTTTTGGTTGTAAACATATGTTTAAATTTCTTTTTTTGTTTTAATAAGAAATTAGTTACAATGCCTGTTAACATATCTAATTGTTCAGGAGTTATCTTTTTATTAATTGGGGTATATACCTGTTGTTTATTGGTATATACTCTATTAATACTATTATTATGTAATAATAATGTTTTACCTGTGGTATCAGGGGTAGAAACATTTTCTCCACTATCACTATCATTAACCTGATTAACTACAGGTATATGGGTATGACTTGTAATTGGATTTACCCCATTACCTGTAGGTATAGGGGTAATGTATCTTTTTATAAACTTTTCAGTACCTTGCTCAAGCTCAATTTCTACATGAATAAATCCATTCTCCCTAAGTTCTGTTAAGCACCTTGATACATACGCTTTAGTAATTTCCATAACTTTACTAAAATATACATTTCTCTTAGTGCAAATACCATCATCATTTAGATTTGCGGTTATCTCACAATATAATAACTTAGATAATGGTTTAATATTCTTATCGTGTCTTATGTTTTGTGGTAATATACCAAAATATCCATTCATATTATTATCTCCCTTTCGAGTGGAGGGCTGGTAAAAAGGAGGTAAAACCAACCCTTGAATATAAATCCACTCTTAATTATTTTATTTATCCTTTTTTTCATTATTGAATATACGACCCTTATTATAGTCTTTGCAACTCTTATCTGTATTATACATATACTCCACGAAATGAGCAAAGTCTAAATCATATATTTTTTCTTTTCTAATCATTTTACAGAACAAATTTATAAGTTTCTTTTCGTTATTATCAAACCATTCTGAAAATATATCATATTTAGATTTATCTACATTCATTGCAAGTCTCTCTTATTAATCGAACACCATCAAAAACTTGCCTATTTAGGTAAGTAATTTTAGGTTTATTTTTCTCTATTCTAACTGATTTCTGATACACTCTTTTGCATTTATCACATCTTTTTGGTTGTAAAGATTTAGATTCAATACCACGCTCAATATGTCTTTTTTTCCGCCTATCATCTAAATAATCTACACTATCAAACCAATCAGGCTCTTTAAAATAGTTTTCTAAAGTTAGTCTAATACATTTATCTGCTCTTTCATAATCTGCCATTGTACTCATTATAAATCTCCTTTTTTGCTTTGTTCATATGCATCTAATATAAGAATCATTGCATTTGTTTTATCTGATAATTCCTTCATTTCTCTTTTAAGAATATCATAATCTCCCATGTCTTCACCTTCTGTATGAACCCATATCGACCTGATAAACTCATTGCATTGATGGAATACTCTTTGTAATTCAATTAAATCAGTTTTTATCATTATAAACCTCATAATAAATACCATCAAGAATTGTTTGCCAATGCTTATGGTCTTTGATTATATTTTCCTTTACATTCTTTACAACATCTAATTGATTTAGTAAGTTGTAAACTCTTTTTGATTTTGAGCTTATTCTTATCTTAGCCATCATACTTCTCCTTTAGTTTATTACATAGGTTATCAAATTCATTATAAACTGATTCCCAATCTATTATAATATCATCATCATGTTTTATATAATACAATGGTACTTTTATATGTTCTTTCATTTTTACTCCTTTATTGCTGGTGCGACTATATAATTAAAATAGTCACATTCTTTATTTTCTGATATTAAGCATTTTTTACCACACAAGTCAACATCAATCCATTGTCTTAATTTTGAGTCAATCATTATGCCTGAACAGGTATACCCTGTATTATAATTGGCACAATAATTTTTGACCTTAATATTAGGGTTGCTTGCATTTTCTCGATTCATTCTCATTTTATATCTCACTTGTATAGTTTTTCATAAAAAACTCTAATGCCTTGTCCAGTTCTTGTTGTTGAATTTTTATTGGTACATACGCATTACCTTTATAAGTATTTAAGGCAGTGAACTTGTTATATCCTTCTTTAAATAATAATAATATTATATCATTTGTTTTCATTTATAAACCTCTATTTATAAGACTTCTGCAAGGGAGGTCGAAGTAATTTTCTAGTGTCCCTTGCATCAATCTCTATTTATACACCTTTATCAAAAAACTCTTTTAATTTATCATAGTTCTTTATGATTTTAAAATAAGTTTCTTTATCTAATCCAGTTTCCATTCTTGCTTGAGGGCTTAACATATTATAAGCACCCTCTTCCTGAACTTCACAATAATCTATCCATTCATATCCAGCAATTGAAAACTCATCATTATACATATCTACTTTTTCCATTTTTTAACTCCTTTGTTTTTCTTTTAGGTTATCTAATACAAATTTTATATCTGATTTTATTTGCATTATTGAAAGATGTTTTCTGTATTTATCATTTTGTTTTTCAAATTGCTCTTTAGTATTTTCTCCATTATTACTTTTAGATAAAATACTTTTAGCAATTTCATATGCTCTTTCTAATCTCATTATGTCAGTCATTTTATAACTCCTTTTGTTGTCAAATATTATAAAACATATATGACACAAGTCAAGTACTTTTTTAAATTATTTTTATAAATTTAATAATAATTGTATTTATCAGGCATATTTTATAGAGAATCTTGCTCCATAAATAGCCCTAAAACCGC